GTTTATTATAATAGATTTGTTGTGTTGTTTGTAGGAGGGGACCTATTATAATAATTATGGTTTAATTTTTAAGTTGGTATTTATTTGTGTTTATCTGTGTTTTCTTTGTGTTTTGTTTGGTTTTCTTTTGTTTTTGGATTTATTGTGTTTTTTGGATTTTCGGTTCGTTTTGGTTTTGTTTTTGCGGTTATAGGATTTGTATTTTTTGGGTTGTTTGCGCTTGTTTTTTCTGGTATTGTTACCACCATACGGTATCTCAGGCTGTGATAACATACTCCAAATTGAATCAACACCTCTTATTTTATTAGCATTTTCTAATCTTTTTTCTCTTCGACTATTTAAAAATTGTGGTAACTTGGAGGGCATAATAATATTAGGAATTTTAAAATTATATATTTTGTGTTCAAGTACGTCTTTTTTCAATGGATTTTTAGGTATTATAAATATTTCTTCCAGTATAAAAGTAACAGCTTCATATTTTTCCACATAATTATTATTATTATTATTATTATTATTAATTTGATCATTATAAAACACCATTGTTTTTTTCTCATTAACACTAATATGTTCGTCATTAAATACACTAACTATTTCATTTATATAATATTCTGTAAAACTATCCATAGAATATCTAGTTGAATTATAAATGCTTACAATATCCATAGGTATTTCGTGATATTTATCTTGTGGATAAAATACTTGGTTTAATATATCATAATCATGTGCTAATAAATTATATATAGAATAAAGATCTTCACCGTCTATTTTTGTATTTAATTTAATAGGAGGATTATTATTATTATATATTTCAATCTTTGATTTAAGATTATCATACAAATCTTCGAATAATATTTTATGCATATCTATTTCATTTTTATTTACGTCAATGCCGACAGATTCTTCATTATTTTCTTCACCAGGCATTTGTTGTAATATGCTAGTTTGAATTATACTATTCTTTATCATACCACCACCACGTAATGGTATTTTATTCTCCTGACATAACAATTGAAATGGTTTTGATCTACTTCTTGGATCATAATTATTATTACAAGCAAAATAAAAATAACTATTTTTATTTTTACATGATGTCAATGTTTTTTGTGCGTTCATAGCATATATTTTTCCGTTATTATTTTTATAAAATAATTCACCTATTTTACAATTTATTTTTAAAAACATTTCTAATTTTTTTAAATCATTAATATCATTATTACTAATAACTTCATTTAATATTAAATTCACTGGTGAATCTGTATTATCATTAATAATAGTAGTATCATTAATAATAGTAGTATCAGTAGTATTAGTAATAATGTCAGTAATAGTAGTAGTATCATTAGTAGTTTCATTATTAGTAGTATCATTAGTAGTATCATTAGTAGTATCATTAGTAGTAGTAGTAGCAGTAGCATTATCACTAGTAATAACATCATTAGCAGTAACATTAGTAGTAGTATCATTAGTAGTAGTATCATTAGTAGTAACATCATTACCCATTTCAATATTATTTTCATTATTAGTAGTATATCTTATATTTCCATCATAAGCTCTTAAATTTGAAATATTATTATCATTGACAATTTCAGTAGCACAGTAATTTAAATAATCAATAATATTTATAAGTTTATCCAAAAAGGTATGAGGTAAATATACATTCTCGGTTTTAGAAATAAATACTCCGTTGATACTATTTTTAACTTCTATTTCTATTCGAGATTTTATTTTATTGTTATGATTTAATATCTCAGTTAATATTAAATGTTTCTTTTCTTCATCACTAAGCACTGCAGGTCTATATCTTTGTAAATATCTTGTTCTACCGTTGTTTGGTTTTTTTTTAGTAATATCATGATTAATATCAATAATAACATCATCATCTTTAAATTCATATACTATACATGGCAATTTAAACATAATACATAATATAAAAACGATACCATCTATTGTTGTCATTAAAAATGTTTTTTTAAAATTGTCTAATGATGCTTGAAATACGAAATTCGTATACATCATCCATACTAACATAGTAAATACCTGTAATACATCTCCCATTTCTTTTATTTGAACTACATGTTGCTTATTTTCTGTATCGGTATTTTTACTATTAGTAGATTGAATAATCAATTTTTTAGTTTCATTTCCTATAACATATTTATTAATAATACTTTGATGATTAGTATGATAATTTTCATCACGTTGATTATCTAGATTATTTGGATAAATAATTATACCATTTATTTCTACAATAGGTGGTGAGTAGGAAATATTATAACTATAATCATATATGTAACGATCTTCATTTTTAATTGACTTATGAACTTTCTTTGTTAGAATTGATGATACATTACTACATTTATGAAATCCTAAGAAATCGGCAAGAAAAGTATTGTCGAAATTTAATAAAACCCCTACGTCTGGAAAATGTTCTGCATTTGGATGCAAAAATGAACGTTTAAGTGGATCCAAAATTGTATTAGAAAAACAAGCCATATCTTTTGGTGTTATTTTTCTATTATTTGCATCAACAATATCTTCTGATAAATCCATACTACTTTCTCTAAAAAGATATACATCGCTATTTTCATTTGTTGTGTTTAAAGCAATTAAGTCGACTTCTAAACTAGTGCGTGTTGTTGTTTTTGCCCATGATTTAGTTTCTATAAATTGTGAATGACAACTTATTATGTTTTGTTTATATTGTTGTAATCTTGAGTATGGTATATCACCTGTCAAATTATATGCACTTTTAATTACAGGATCAAATCCTTTCAACCCTAATAAATCTTTTTTAGAATCTAAATATCGCATTTCTTTTTGAAACGCTGGGTTAATAGCATTAATACTTGGATCAGCATGAACATGAGGATTATTATTGTAACAATCATTACCTGTATAAATATCACTATATAGTAGATTACTAGTTGTATTAGTAACAGGATCAGTAACTGTAACGGTTATACCATTATTGTATCCAACATTAATTGTCGCAACCATCTATATTATGTATATATATAATATAGACATAATAAAAATGAAATTACTCTTTATCGATCACCACTTCTCTCGCTATTTTTCGGATTATTTTTTCCTTGTTTTTCTCTCCAGTACCAGGAACGCCTCCCATTGTCTCCATGATGATTTGATTGTATTCATCTGATTTTTTGGAATCCGACTTCATGCATTCTGGATATTTATTCTGAAATGCCGGTAATAATCCCAGGTTTTTACTAACAACACTGCTAATCACCTGTTTTATCTTCTGTTTTTCGTCATTTTCTTTCTCCCATTTATCCTGATCTTTCACATACATGATTTCTCTCTTTATATCACTGCAATGCACGGGACGTTTTTCAATGTCTAAAGCTTTCAGGTTTTTGATGATTATTTTCGATATACCTTCCACATATCCCAGCTTTCCAATGTTTTCTAAATCGGATAGTTGGAGAGAAATATTCTCGATAAACTCGGATAAATTCATTGCATCTTTGCATGTTTCATTTAAGAAAAACTGTAGATTGAATGTTTTGTTGTTGCTATTGGTTTATAGTTCTAAATCAGTTTGATTTATATTATGGCCCTTATCTTTCGTAAGATATATTATCATATCCATCATCATTTTATTTTGCTGTTGTAACAACGAAGCTGCTTTAATTGTCTCTTTAAGTAGTAACATTAAAAAATTATCATTTTCAACTTCATTATCATCATTATCATTTTTAACTTCATTTTTATTTTTACATTTTTGTTGATGTTTCCACAAACCAGAGTTATCTTTGTATTTTTTACCACATAAACAATGATAAACTTTGCATTTATTACTCTCGGTTTGTGTTTGTTCCGATACTTTTTTTAAATGTTTTATACATCTCAGGTGTCTTTTCCAATCACTTTCATAACAACATTCAAAATTACATTTGTCGCAATGAAATTTTTTATTGCTTTTTATTTTGTTTTGTTCTCCGTTTATATTTTTATTATGTTTATTGCTTTTAATATGTCTTAGAAAGTCATCTTGTTTATAACATTGTATATTGCATATATCACAAAAAATTTTTGATTTATCGAGATATGGAGATGCAGTGTTTAATGACGAGTTTAATAATGTGTAATGTTCATACTCTTTTATTCGTGCTTCTGTTACGTCTTTACAATTATATTTTGCAATCTCTATCATATCCCAATTATCCCATCCTCCATTATCACGTATTGTTTTATAAATTTTAGACTTGTTTGTAATAATATTACTACATACTTTGTGATGATATTTTCTTTTAGTAAAATTAGTTGTATGACCTACATACACATCTTTTATTGAAGAATCTTTGCAATATATCTTATATATAATAGTATTCGAATAATCAATCAATTCTTTTGGCATAATTATAATATAATTGAAATATTAATATTTAAGTTAAAATCTTATAATATCTTATACTATCTTATTTTTTCCTAAATAATAAATAATTACATAGATCTGAAAGAAAACGATATGTGTGGAAGCCTCTCCATTCGATAAAATTAAGATATTCATTTGTTTTATAAATATATGACACATAATCAATCAAATCATAAATCTATCAGAACAAACAATACAAATACAACAAACAAGACAAACATTGTTGTTTCAAGATATAAAAAAAATGTAGATTTTGTTTATCGCATAAACAACAACCAAAATATCAATGTTTTGATTTACGATAAAGAAAATCCGAATAATCCATTGAATGTACCAGTTAATAAAGGAAATGAAGCATCGGTTTATTTAAAATATATAATAGACTATTATGACAATTTATCCGAATACACCTTTTTTATTCACGATGAAGAATATGCATGGCATCACTCTGGAAGTTTAATCGATAAGTTTAAAGAGGCTGTTGCTAGTAAAAAAAAATATTATAACATTAACGACAAATGTAGCAATTCAACGAATGGGGTATTGAAAGAATGTCAAGAAAAAAAGTGGTTAAACGGTTTCTTAGGTTGGTATAAGCAGTTTCTTGATAACTATATCCCATTTAACCAATTGGATTTTACAACTTCTTATAGAAATAGCGCACAATTTCTAGTACATAAAGATATAATAAGAAAATTACCTAAAAAGTTATATATTGATTTATATAACTGGATAATCACTACAAATCTACCAAACAGTCAGAGTGGTAGATACTTAGAATGGACGTGGCATATCTTATGGGAAACATACCCCAATTTAGAAAATAGGGATAAAATAAACGGTATTTACTCCTTATCAATAGCAACCTCTTTTGCAATTCTTTTAACGATCTTTTCTTTATTTTTTATACCTACTTCTGCACCACCAGCCATTGCCTCCATAATAATTTGATTGTATTCATCTGATTTTTTAGATTCTGGATTCATGCAATCTGGATATTTCTTTTGAAATTCTGGTAATAATCCTAGATTTTTACTAACAACACTACTAATCACCTGTTTTATTTTCTGTTTTTCGTCATTTTCTTTTTCCCATTTATCTTTATCTTTTACGTACATGATTTCCCTTTTTATATCACTGCAATGCACTGGTCGTTTTTCAACATCCAATGCTCTCAAATTTTTTATGATTATCTTCGATATACCTTCCACATATCCCAAGTGCCCGAGGGTTTCTAAATCAGACAGTTGGAGAGAAATGTTATCGATAAATTCTGAGATATTCATTGCATCTTTGCATGTTTCATTCAAAAAGAATTGTAGGTTGAACGTTTTATTATTGTTGTTTGTGTGATTGATGTTGTTTTGGTTAATAGTGTTTATATTTGTATTATTACCCACATTATTTTTCATCATATCCATCATCATTTTATTCTGCTCTACTAATAAATTCTTAAATTCACTGTTTTCTTTCATCAAAATCATAACTATATCCTCTTTATTTATAATCAAATTATCAGGTTTGTCTAATTCATTTGTGCATTTTTGTTGGTGTTTCCATAAACCTGATGATGTTGTATATTCTTTACCACAATTGCAGTTGTATGTTTTTTTATGTTTTTTTTGAGTTCCATCAGTTCCATCCACATTGAGAATATGTTTGCGCCTCAATAAATGTCTATCCATATCTGTCTTTAGACTGCATTTAAAGTCACATTTTTCACAGTTAAATTTTGATATGTTTTTATTATGTTTTTTTTCTTCCATTTTGTTCCTAAATTGGAAGTAGAAAAAAACATAGATATTCAAACGCATTGTTTTCAAAAAAATTTATGGTAACGTTTTGAAAATTAAAATTTTGGTAACCACTGCTTAATTTTCAATTATGGTCACAAAAACAGTTTTTGCAAAAAAGTTTTTTAGAAAACAGAAAATGGACATTTATTTTTGTCCATTTTTCAAATTCCAAAAAACTTTTGTGAAAATTTTCTTTGTTTTTTTTGGATCTCACTAAAAAACAAATATATAATTATTATTTTTGTGTAACTGCATATCATCATGATGAAAATGATAACTTAACTAGTTTTGTTTTATTCGAGGTGTCAATTGTAGAAAATGGTATGTGATTTTTTATTTTTGTGATACATTTTTTTGTAATGAACTTGTAAATCCACATAAATCCCATTAATGTTATCATAGAAAACCCTATTACAGCGGTAATAGCAATATTGAATTGACTATTGCATTTTATGGAATATTTTTGATGTGTTTTATAGTAATATACAGTAAGCATTGGAAATATGAATAATCTGAATAGAATAAATAATGCATAAAATACTGTGTTGATAAATTTATATAATATCGTTGTTTTATCCTCGATAAGTCGGTTCAATGTTAAAAACACGGTTTGAATTTCTACAGTTAAAGCTAGACCGGCATGCCATTCAAATGCTTTTTCTATTATAGGGGATAAACATATTATAAATGTAATTCCATGATGTAGTAATAAATCGCGAGGTTTGCTAATTACGCAATATGGAAAATTGTATATCAATAAACTATCGATAATTATATATCCAATAAATGAATATAGGACTATGGAAAATAAATTTATGAATATATAATCGTATGTATTGGTAATAACAAGAAGTAAATAAACACTGTTTAGTATAGATATAATTGAAAGAACAATCACATTAAATATATCGTGTAAAAATATAGCCAATAATTTATTTTCGTTTTCCATTTTGTCTGTTAGTCTGTTTGTCTGTTTCTTTTTTATTGAAAAAAAAACATTTGAAATATTAGATCAATTTTTCTTTTTATTTTGTTTTTGTTTTTTGTTTTTTTTGTAGCAGTTTAACCATGGCACTTACACATTATTTTTTTTGGTTTATTTACATTTGAATTTATATTATATAAACTATCAATATAGTCTCCACAACTGTTACATGTATCACTAATGATATGTATCTTAGGTAATTCGTCATCGAATGTATGATATACGACTCCCCAATGACATTGTAAGTTATTCGTTCCGCTGTAGTTAAAACGATAAAATAAGAGTACCTTTTCCATGATGTAGTTTATTTCTCTCTTACATTCTTTTACCAAGCAAATAGTATTATATGTTTTTACATCATAAAAAGCATAACTTTTTATAATATCTATTAATTCATCTGCAAATTGGTATTTATCCCCAATTGCGTTTAATAGTAGTTGTTTTTCAATAGATCTTGTCATTTTAGATTCTTTTATATAGAAAGAAAAATTTGTTAAAAACCATTTCAATTTTTTATTTTTTGGTTTTTTATTTCTGATTTCTGAAAAGACTTTACATTTTTATGATAATATTTTCCCAATCGTCAATTTTTTTTTTTGCCATAGCATGTAATATCTGGGATTCAAACTTTGCATAATCTGTAACAAAAAGCCCATGTTCGTTGTGTTTAAAAACACGATTATCAAATAACGTTTTGGCATCCTCAAATGCGTCGTATAAATCGAAATTATGATGGTTTAATTTGTATATCATGCAACGATCAAAATCATATGCACTCAATAAATCCGCTTCTCGTACAATATGATATGCAAATTGATATTTGCCCAAATTAGGGAATCCGTTTTTTTTGACAGTGGAATAGGACATTGTCGATATGATTTGTTTAGTAACGTCCAATTCTTCAAATGTAAGTTTATCTTTTAAAAAATATTCAATTTCTTTTATGCCTTCATCTTGATTCATGTATTTTTTATCACACATGTCATGAACGATGGCGGATGTGTATATAATGCGTTCATAATCTTTAATAGGAGGATATTTATACAATTCATTTTTGTATATATTATGCGCGTAGTTTAGAACATTCATACTATGGGTTAAACCATGGGACTCATCAATGCTATATTTTAGAGAAGTTGTAAATACGAATTTTAATAATTTTGTTATTAGCATCTTGCAGTGTATATAATATGTTTATATTATCTTTATGTAGTATTTTATGTTGTTTTCTTTATTTGATAAGTTTCACTTACGTGGTTATTTTTTAGCATGTTTGAATTCTTTCCATGACATGGTAGTCACCGCTTGTTTAATGACAGGCTTCATAGTTTCAGTTTCTTTGTCTAATTTTTCGGCTTTTTTCAATGCGCTATCAATATACAATTCTTTTAGCAATGTTCCAACAGCAAAAGATCCTTCATGTTGATCCAACTCTCCTCGTTCAATTTGTTCTAATACTCCTAAGAATCGATAAAGAATATCAAGATCAATCTCGTCTTTACGTACTTTATTGTATATATCAGTGTAGTATGTGCATAAAAAATTACATTCGACGATGCATTCTAGATGTGCGGATTCCATGTCTCCAGGATATTTGTTTTTTATTTCAATTACTTTTTGTACTTCTTTACGTAAAACTTCACTGTGCTTTAATTTGCGAATTAACTCGGTCTGATCTTCTACATTATTTGCTTTGATCATTTTTTGTAGTTGTAATCTAGCATCGTCATCCATTTTTGTTGTTTTTGGTTTAATATATATAAAGTAAATTAATTTCTTTAAATTTTATTTTTTACATGTAATATATAGATATAGTTTATAAATAATAAAATGGCACCTACCACACCACCACTTGGATCTACATCTGGAAGTTTAAATGCGCCACGATATCAAGTATATTCGAAAACATCATTATCATCAACAACATCTGCACCAACAGCACCTATAACAAGGGCAACCACAGGAGGTAAAAAAGCAAAAAAACAACATGGTGGTAGCAGTACAACAACTGTAACAAGTAACTATACTCCTGTAACGTATAAGTCATCATCAGCTGCAACTCTTTCAACAACTTCAAATCAAAATCAACTAAATTATAGTCAATCTGTATCAAATAGTGCAAATGATAGTGGACAGGCTAATCACATATGGAGACAACGAGCTACATCTTCAATTACACCTGGGACAACAGCAACAGCATCAACCGGTGGTAGTAGAAGAAAATCCAGAAAATCTAGAAAATCCAGAAAATCCAGAAAACATAAAAGAAGAAATACATACAAAAAATAATAATATATATAAATATGCCATCAGGTAGAAATTGGATAGTGTTTTTATATATTAATTTAGCATTTATTATATTAATATCTTCTGTTTATGCGTTGTTATCAATTAATAACGTTATGAATAATTGGGCAGAATATAGATGTGATGCACTTTTAATGCCATTTGCTGGATTGATAATGCAACCTACATTGCCACCTGGAACTACACCATCACAATATACGCAACAAAATTTTCAATATTGTACGAACAACATGATGACTAATTCAATGGGAGACTTTTTACAACCATTGGAATACAATAATCAACTTGCTGCTACTAATGCAACAAATATGAGTAATTCATTAAATGATGCACGTTCCAACTCAAGTAATGTTAGAGGTGCATTAAGTAATATTACAACATCTTTAGGTAATGTATTTACAAACGCTAGTGCTAATTCAAAAACAATAACTGGTTATGGAACATCTTTATCAGGAAAAGCACAAGTATTGGGTACTGCATCGAATAATGCTATTAGTTCAAATATTAGTGCTTTAAATAGTATGCCACAAACATAGTAATTGTATATGTAAAATTATAAATAAATTATTTAATAGTAATATTATTCATTATATATAGTATAGCATTGTATATTATCATAATATAACAAAGTATATAATATAAAAATATATAATGAATAAAAAGGATGATTATATGAATATAGGAGAAAGTGTTAAAAATTTAAAACATATTTATAAAAAAAATACTTATTTTAAAAGCTATGGGACCTCCATTTTTTTATTCATATTTATAACACTTATTTTCTTTTTATTTTTTTCATATTATAATGTCAAAAACAACATATATAAATATCAATCGAATCCAGCAGAATATAGATGTCATCCTAGTGTAATGCCATTTGCTGGATATATTTATCCGCATCCAGGAATGACGAATAGTCAGTTCAACAGATCCAACATAATGTATTGTATGAGAGAAATATTAAAAAATGTATTATCAGACGTATTGCAACCATTAGAATATATTGCACAACAAATACAAAATATACAATCGTTAAATATTGGATCTTTGAATTCTTTACGAGGTTTATTTAGTAATATTCGTAATGCAATGAGTGGAGTATTTGGATTATTGTATAATTTATTGGAAAACTTATTTGCATCGATAAACTATATCATTGTTTATTTATCTAGTGCATTTGTTAAAATTGTAACAATACCTTTATCAGTACTTTACGCGAGTAATATTGTTATTTATTGTTTGAGAATTATTGGTAAAATGTTATTGAATTCGATAATAACAGCATTATCAATTTTAGCAGTATTTATAACAGGAATATTTATTTCAGTATTTGTAGCTGTTTATGAAGTAACTTTTGACGTCCCAATTTTAGGTCCAACTTTAGCTCCTATTTTATCTAGTGCAACTGCTATTGGTATAGCTTCAATATTTTTAGTAACATATATAATAATTGCAGTTATTTATGGAGAGATTGCACATGTTCTCAAGATAGCATTAGATATATCATATGAAGAAGCCCCAAATCCACCAAAATTGAGACCACCATTTTAATTTCAAGTGTGATATTCTCATGATTTATAATTATCTTTTTTCTAGATGTATTATATAAATTATGAAATTTAATTTAAAAAGCTTTAGATTAGGTGATTTTTTAAGTAAAAGAATAAATACAATATTATTAATTGTTATTTTAATTATCATATTAACTGGTCATGTGGTATGTTCATGTTCAAAAATGAGCGCTAGTAAGATAGTTGAGAAATTAACAAATCAAACAAATCAAAAAAATCAACAAGCAAAGGCAGATCTAGTTAAGAAGGTAGGTAAGAAGGTAGGTAAGGCGGTAGTTGTTAATAAAGTTACTGCTAATAAAAAAAGTGTGGAAGGG